GGTGTCGCATGGTATTGACGCAAGTTGATCCCGTCGACACCTTTCGACAATCCCCACGCTATACAATTTATACCGACACAAATACTACAAGATACATTTCTCCAGAAAACCTACCTGCATGGCTACATTTAAAATATGCTATGATAAATGCCGTGAGTATTCCAATAGAAAATCCGTGGTCAGTAGATATATCTGAAGCTGACTGCTACGTGCGTCACCAGTTTCTAGATGATGGTGAGTCTGATTTTAAAGATATAGGGTGGAGAGTTTATGCCGATACTTATGTGATAGTGATGACTGATAAACAATTAAAGGAAATAGATAGTGGCAAACGAGAAGAAAGTTAAAGAGGGAGTTAAAAAGATATTAAAAAAATTAGGTTGTTATTATTGTATGCCTGCAACAGGAGGTTATGGTGCTAGTGGGGTGCCTGATATATTAGTATGCTATCGCGGCAGATTCATAGGTATAGAGTGTAAGAGTGATGGTAACAAACCTACTGCCCTACAAAAGAAACATCTCAACGATATTACTCACGCCAAGGGACAGTCATTGGTTATTGACGAAACAAATATTAATATGCTAGAGTCATTTATTATTAAAAATATTAAAGAGGATTTATCATGGCAGTAGATATGGTTAACCACCCCCCTCACTACACAAGCACAAAGTATGAGGTAATAGATATATTACAAGAATTTTTTAAAGATGACCCATTACTATGGCAATGTGGTAAATACCTATTGAGATGTAAAGGTAAAGGAAACCTAGAGCAAGATCTTAGTAAGATGATATGGTATGCTAAGAGAAGAATGGAACAGGGAGATAAGACATGAGTGCAGATTTGTTTAAGAGAGTTAAGAGTTTACTACATGCTCACATAGAGTTACTTAACCATCATAGTATAGGCGATACTCATGTTGAGGACGCACAAGCTATCGTTGATGAAATTAATTTACTTTTAAAGAGTGATGATATACGAAGGTTAGAAAAACACATTGATGACGTTGAACGTAAAGTAGTAAGTGATGACTTGGCTAACGAAATATTAAATGCTAAGTTTTGTGTTGGAGGTAATTGCGAAGATTAATGATACACGCATAACCAATTTTTAATACTAAAATAAAAGGAAAGTAAGTGAAAGTGGCATATACCAAAGAAGAAAAAGAAAAGATTATAGAAAGAGCAAAAGATTATATGCAGAGAAAACCTGACGCAGCTAGAACCAAAGTAGCAACTTATGCAGGAATAGCGTTATCAGTTTTAATAAGATGGTCTGAAGAAGATGACTTTGCTATACCTGAACCCATAACTAATAAACAAAGACTTAAGCGAACTCCGTGGAAAGGAACTGTATTGTGAGCGATGAAGCTGACAACGCTAACGACGAGGTTCAGAAACAATTAGAAAATACGTTAAAATCTGTTAATACAGAAGTGCCTGAAAATAAGACAGGTAAATGTCTTTGGTGTGATAAAGCTTTGAGTGATAAAAGAAGATGGTGTTCTGCTATATGCCGAAATGAACATGAATATTATGCGAGTAAGCTATGACAATTATTAAAGAAGACAATAGAGTTGGTCCTGCAGTTTGCTGTGAGTGTAACGGCGACGCAAAGATTAATCACGGGGGTGCATGGTATTGTGCAATAGAATCTGATATGGGTGTAATGAATATCAAAGGGTATTGTATAAAAAAAAGAAAGGGACAACTTGAATCTAATAACGATTGACTTTGAAACATTTTACGATACGGGCTATGGGCTTAATCGTTTAACTACCGAAGAATATATAAAATCTCCTATGTTCCAAGTGATAGGTCTATCCATAAAGATTAATGATGGTAAGACTAAATGGCATACAGGAACACAGGAGGAACTTCAAGATGTTCTAAACACTATTGCCTGGGATGACGCTGCACTAGTGTGTCACAATATGATGTTTGATGGGGCAATCCTATCTTGGGTATTTAACATTACACCTAAAGTCTACTTCGATACGCTTTGTATAGCGAGAGCATTGCATGGCACTAATGCAGGAGGTTCACTTAAAGCATTAGCCGAGAGATATAATTTAGGACAGAAAGGCACTACGGTTCTTCAAGCTAAAGGTAAACGATTAGAAGACTTTCAACCACATGAATTGCATGAGTATGGAGAGTATTGTAAGAACGATACAGAACTAACCTATAGTTTATTTAATATAATCATAAAAGACTTTCCTCCCAGCGAACTCAAGCTTATAGATTTAACCATAAGAATGTTTACACAACCACTTATTGAAGTTGATGACGCATTGTTATTGGAGAGACTTGATGAAGTAAAGAAAGAGAAAGAGGGGCTACTATCAGGGTTAAAAGCAAAACTTGAATGTGATAGTGAGGAAGAAGTTAGAAAAAAATTAGCGAGCAATAAGCAATTTGCAGAATTACTGTGTGAACTTAAGGTTAAAGTACCAATGAAAGAATCTCCTACTACAGGTAAGCAAACATTTGCATTAGCTAAAACTGACCAAGGATTTATAGACTTACAACAACATGAAGACCCCTTCATTCAAGACCTTTGTGCCGTGCGTCTTGGTACAAAATCTACCATAGAAGAATCAAGAATAGAACGTTTTATAGGCATTGGTGCTAGGAATAAAGGACTATTACCTATCCCTCTTAAATACTATGGCGCACATACAGGACGTTGGTCGGGTTCAGATAAAGTTAACTTTCAAAACTTACCATCAAGAGACGTCAAGAAAAAAGCGTTGAAGCAAGCTTTGATCCCACCAGACGATAACGTTATCATGAATGTAGATAGTTCACAGATAGAGGCACGAGTATTAGTTTGGTTAGCAGGACAGGAGGATGTAACCCAATGGTTTCGGGAAGGGCGAGATGTTTACCTAGAGTTTGCAAGTAAGGTATACAACCGTAAGCTAACTAAAGCAGATAAGATAGAAAGGTTTGTTGGTAAGACTTGTATTCTAGGACTAGGGTATGGCACAGGTGCGATGAAGCTGCAGAACGTATTGAAACTTGGAGGTGCAGAACTATCCGAGACTGAATGCCAACGATTAGTTAATTTATACAGAGAGTTAAATGATAAGGTAGTTGAGCTGTGGCGAGATTGTGATGGAGCTTTGGCAGACATTGCGTCATGGCCTAAAGATAAACCTGAATACTATATAGGACAAAAAGAAGCAGTATTAGTTACACCTAAAGGATTGAAGTTACCCAATGGGTTATACATATATTATCCTGAACTAGAGTGGGATACTTCTGAATTAAAAGGAGGGTATGTGTATAACAGTAGGAGAGGAAAGGTAGGTACATGGGGGGGTTCAATAGTTGAGAATGTGGTTCAAGCATTGGCTCGCATTATTATTGGTGAGCAGATGGTCGCTATCAGCCACAAATATAGACCTGTGTTAACAGTGCATGACGCTATCGTTTGTGTAGCTGGGGAAGAAGAAAAGGATGAAGCTTTAAATTATATAATGAAAGAAATGTCTAAGCCGCCAGACTGGGCTAAAGACTGTCCAATAACTTGCGAAGGAGCGTATGCTAAAAATTATGGAGATTGCTAAAATAAATGTATTAAGTTTGTTTGATGGAATGAGTTGTGGTCAAATAGCATTAGATAGACTAGGAGTAGAAGTAAACAAATACTATGCTTCAGAAATAGATAAATATGCTATAGAAATTGCTAAGAAAAACTATCCTAATACTATACACATTGGGGATGTAACTAAAGTCGATGGTACAAAGCTAGATAAGATAGACCTTATGATTGGGGGCTCACCTTGTCAGGGATTTTCATTTTCTGGAAAACAGCTTAACTTTGCTGACCCTCGTAGTGCGTTGTATTTTGAGTTTGTTAGATTACTTAAAGAGTCTAAACCCAAATACTTCTTACTAGAAAACGTAAGAATGAAGAAAGAATATCAAGAAGTTATTACCAAAGATTTAGGTGTAGAACCTATCATGATAAATAGTTCACTACTGTCTGCACAGAACAGAGTCAGGTTGTATTGGACTAACATACCTAACATAACGCAGCCTAAAGATTTAGGTATTTTACTAAAAGATGTATTGCAATACGAAGCAGAAAATGAGTACTCTGAACCTTATGTAAAATTAAATGGTAAAGAAAAAGGTTGTGTTGGGTACGTAGGAAATAAACCCGCTCAAGCAACTCGTATTTATTCTACTAATGAAAAATCACAATCATTAATGGCTAATGGGGGTGGACAAGGTGGGAAAACAGGCTTGTATCAAATTCCTGTAAAAGTAGGAACAGTTAACAAAGGTGCACAAGGAGATAGAATATATTCACCTGAAGGAAAAGGAATTTCACTTACTGCTCAAAGTGGAGGAACTGCGGGAAATGGTAATATGCTTATACAAGGGGGTGCATTTAGAGGTCGGTATCAAGAAGATGGTTCAATCAAACAAGAACTAGAGATAAGACCTGATAATAAAACTAATACATTGACCACAGTACAGAAAGACAATGTTGTTATAAGAAAAAAATCTAAAACAGTTCGTACAGGCGGAAGAGGTAGTTATGATAGACATGAATGGGATAGCGTAGGAAATAAAGATTCTGAGTTATTTTATCGTAAATTATTGTGTCTTGAATGTGAGCGGCTCATGACTGTCCCCGACAATTATACCGAGGGAGTATCTAATACACAGAGATACAAAATGTTAGGTAATGGTTGGAGTGTGGACGTAATTAAACATATATTTTCTAACGCTATATGGACTTAGATATTGAATGGGAAGAAGAAACGGTGAAACAAACATCACCATTTACTATTATACCTATGAATATTGATACAAACAGTATAGTTGGGAGAATAATAACTGCCCAACCTTTATGGATAAGTCGTTCTAAAAACTATCCGTTCTTTACTCTAGGGCGAGGTGCATATCTAGATGGTAAAACAAAAGAATATTATAAAAATTTACCCGCTGAAAACGAAAGGATGGTTCAAACATTTGCCGAGTTATATACTCAAGTAGGAACGGAGTTGAACAGTGTATTCGGAGAAGATATTTATTTAACATCACAACTCAGAGTTCCAGGATTTCATATCTTTCCAAGTGACAAAAAGTTTTTAAAAATAACAGGCAATTGGCACCAAGATCACCCTCACACTACACTAGGGTTAGATGACATAGATAGCTATGCTTTTACACTTGCTATCAAGCTACCCAAATCAGGGGGAGGTATGGACTACATAGATGAGTTTCATCAACAACAACACTTAGCGTATAATGAGAAAGACCTAGTGATACATAATGGTCAAACAATTCATAGGATAGCAGGTATGAAAGAATATACCCCTAATGAATACAGAATTACTTTGCAAGGACATATAATTAGAAGAGACGGGTTACTAGAAGCATTCTTTTAGGAGGGTAAATTATGGTTGAATATGCATTTGTTCTATTGGTAAGTAACACAGCTTTAGATGAAAAGTATATAGGTAATTTTAAATCTTGCGAAGTTGCACAGGTTCATTATTTTCTTTTTGAGCATGAAAAATACAATGGCTTTAGATGTTTAACTAAAGAGTATGCTCCAATACCAGAGGGTACACCAATTAAAAATATAGACATGAGTAATGGTTCTTTTAGATATCAAATTACTGAACCATATTGTAAATTTAAAAGGGATTGTAATGGCTAAGATAAAACAAACGGAACAAGTAAGAGAACCTATACACAAACGAACGAGTCAAGGGGGTAGGATACGCAAGACTTCTTCTATGAACAAAAATTTTAAAGCAGGCTATAAAAAATACAGAGGGCAAGGAAGATAGTGTCAGATTTTACGTGGAGTTACTCATCACTAAAACAATATACAAATTGTCCAAAACAATACCACGAAATACGAGTCCTTAAAAATTATACGGTAAAAGAAAATGAGGCCATGATATATGGTAAAGAAGTACACACAGCATTAGAAAACTATGTAAGAGATGGTGTTAAACTAGCTAAGAATTACCAACGTTTTAAAGGAATGGTAGACTCTTTAATAGCAATAAAAGGAGATAAGATGTGTGAATATGAAATGGCATTGACATACAATAAAGAACCCTGCGATTTTAATGATAAAAATAGATGGGTCAGAGGCATTGCAGATTTAGTTATTATAGATGGTGCAGATGCTTATGTTGTAGATTATAAGACAGGTAGTAATAAATATCCAGATCCAAAACAATTGAAGCTAATGGCCATAATGATGTTTACTCATTTTCCAGAGGTACAAAAGATAAAGGCAGGACTACTTTTTGTAATGAAGAATAGTTTTTTAACTGAAGAATATCATAGAAAAAATATGGATAAACTATGGAAATCTTTTGAATTACCATTAAAAAGATTAGAGACAAGTTATGATACAGATGAGTGGAAAGCAAACCCTACTCCATTATGTGGTTGGTGTTCAGTTGATACTTGTGATTTTTATAAACCAAGATTCTTTCCAAGCTAATGTATAAAGTAAACTGTGTAGTCTGTAGTAAAGAGTTTGAAACCTTTCACCCTAAATATTTATGTTGCTCTGCCGAATGTGGAAAGACTAATAAAATAAACAAGAAGTATTTAAGGTTATCAAGTGATTGGTCATTATATTTTAGGCACTTGTTATCTAAGAAAAAAACAGATATTACTGCTAAAGATTTAGTAGAACTACTTAAAAGACAAAAGGGTAAGTGTGCATTGTCAGGGGCAATACTTACTTGCGAGAAAGTTAGGGGTAAATATGTAAAGACCAACGCAAGTATTGATAGAATAATTGCAGGAGGAGAGTATAATATAGAGAACGTTCAGTTAGTTTGCAGAGCGTTAAACTCTTTCAGACATAATTTAACAGTAAAAGAATTTATACAATGGTGTAAAAAGGTAGCTAAAAATGGCATATACAAAAAGCCCTAGACCTTACAAAAGGGAATGGGAATTAGAACAAAAAAGAAAAGAAAAGAAGTCTAGAGCTGCACGAGCTAGACTTAGACGTAAAGTCGATGCCAATGGTGTTGATAAAAACGGTAACGGTAAAGCAGACAAAAGAGAAGGAAAAGATATAGCACATAAGAAAGCTTTATCAAAAGGTGGTAAGAACAAAGACGGCTATACTATACAAACTAAATCTAAAAACCGATCTTTTAAAAGAAATTCTAAAAAGAAATTAGTAGCAGAAACAAGCACTAGAGAGAGAAAAAAGAAAACAGTCAAGAAAACAAACAAGAAAAAAACAAAAAAAACTTGACCTATTTTTAGTTTAGGGTGTATAGTAGTTATCCAGTTAAGTGAAACATTAAGTTAGGAAGTTATGGAATTAGTTAATGAGAAAGCAGTTAAACTTGCTTTGCCTATAGAATTAAGTAATACAGTTGTAAATAATATAGAGCAAAGTGAAATATTAGACTCGCAAGATGGCGTGTCCAATCTATTAGTTTATTGGGGTTTAGAAGAAATGACTAAACTAAATAAACTTGTACGACTTAAAAACAATTTACCCTCCCCTATTCGTAGAGACTATAAATATCCAGGTTTATATAAACCTTTTGACCATCAAGCTACTACCGCAGAATTTTTAAGTATCAATGAAAAAGCTTTTTGTTTTAATGAAGCTGGTACAGGTAAAACTTCTTCTGCATTGTGGGCTGCTGATTATTTAATGACACAAGGTAAGATTAAGAAAGTATTAATTATATGTCCTCTATCTATCATGTATTCTGCATGGCAAGGAGATGTCTTTAATACTTGCATGCATAGAAGTGCCGTTGTTTGTTATGGGCCTGCTCACAAAAGAAAAACAATTATTGAAAGTGATTATGATTTTACTATTATTAATTACGACGGAGTAAATATTGTTCAAGATGACATAAAGAATGCTAACTTTGATTTAATAATAGTAGACGAATGTAATGCATATAAGTCTCACACTACAAAAAGATGGAAGACATTAAATAAAATATTAAACCCTGACACAAGAATATGGATGATGACAGGAACCCCTGCATCGCAATCCCCTATGGATGCGTTTGGATTAGGTAAGCTAATCTGCCCTGATAGAGTTCCTAGACTATCAGCTGCATGGAGAGAAAAAGTAATGTATCAAATATCTAGATTTAAATGGATACCTAGACCTAAAGCAAAAGACGATGTATTTAAAGCGTTACAACCTGCAATACGATTTGCTAAAGACCAATGCTTAGACCTACCTCCTGTTATGTATCAAACAAGAGTTGTACCTTTAACTAAACAAGTAGAAAAATACTATAAACAATTAAAAACTCAAATGATTATAGCTACAGGAGATGAGTCAGTTACTGCGGTAAACGCTGCCGCTGGTATGAATAAACTTTTACAAATCTCTGGTGGTGCAGTTTATACAGACGACCATGAGACTATTAAGTTTGATGTTTCACCTAGACTAAACGCATTACTTGAAGTATTAGATGATACGGATCATAAGATTCTTTTGTTTGTACCATACAAACATACGATAGAATTTTTAGCAGAGTTTCTTACTTCTAAAAAAATTACAAATTCAATTATTAATGGTGCTGTCTCTGCAACTGAAAGAGCAAACATCATAAACAAGTTTCAAACTCAGGATGAACCTAGAGTTTTAGTAATACAACCACAAGCAGCATCTCACGGAGTAACGTTAACTAGAGCAGACACAGTTGTGTTTTGGTCTCCCGTTATGAGTGTAGAAGTTTATTTGCAGTGTATTGCTAGGATAGATAGGGTAGGACAAAAGAACAAGATGACGGTGGTTCACCTACAAGGTTCTGATGTTGAAAAAAGGCTGTATGCGATGCTACAAGGTAAAGTAGATGCGCATACTAAATTAGTAGACTTATATCGAGAGGAGTTAGATTCATGAATGATTCAGTAGAAGAAGTTCTAGAACAACCTGTCAACAACGATAAGATTGCGTTAGATGAAATAGTTAATGCTTACATCTCAATCCGAAACGATAAAGACATGCGTGCTAGAGAGTTTCAGAAAAAAGATCAAGAGTTAAAAGCCGAGCTTGCTCAATTAGAACAAGTGATGCTTCACTCTTGTAATGAAGTAGGTGCAGATAGCATCAAGACTTCAAGTGGTACGGTTATTAAAACTTTAAAAGAAAATTATGTATGTTCTGATTGGACTAATTTTAAAGACTTTGTGTTGGATAACAAGGCCGTAGAATTATTACAACAACGCATACATCAATCAAACTTTAAAGAGTTTTTATCAAGTCGTGCCGAGGAAGGATTACCTCCAGGAATTAGTTCCATGAGGGAGTTCAATATTGTAGTTCGTAAACCAACTAGTAAATAAGGAGAAATAAATTATGGCAGTACAACCAACAGTAATAACTACACCTACGGGAGTAGCTTTGTATCCTTGGTTATCTAAACCAGATACTAAATTTTCAGCAGAGGGAGAATACAAAGTTAATCTTGTGTTGTCAGCAGATAAAGCTAAACCTATTGTTGATACAATCAACGAAGTTTTTTCAACTAACGTGCAAGAAGAAATGAAGAAACAAAAAAAGAAAGACTTAAAGACTGCAAATCCTCCGTACTCGGATGAGCTTGATGATGCAGGACAACCTACTGGGAATGTCATCTTTAAGTTTAAATCTAAAGCAATGTATAAACCCGCAGTCTTTGATGCTCAAGGTAATGCTATGGTAGAAAGTAATATATGGGGCGGTTCAGAAGTGAAAGTAAATGCTACTGTATCTCCATACTTTACTGCTATTGTAGGTGCAGGAGTTGCATTAAGACTTAGAGCCGTACAAGTGATTACACTAGTAGAAGGTTCAGAGGGTGCAGGACGTTTCGGTTTTGAAGAAACGACAGGGTATGTGCATAGCAAACCTGCAGAAGGTGCAGAAGTCTTTGAACAGGGAGTAGTGGTAGAAGAAGCAGCTCCTGTAGTACAAGCAGTTCCTGAACCTGAAGTTGTTAAAACTCAACCCACGGATGATGGCAGTAACGACATTGCTGACATTGTAAGTAAGTGGGGGGCTAAATAGGAACTATGGATAAACTTAAAGCCATACTAGAAAAAAACCCTAACATCGGATTAGATGAAGATACTATTGCAGTATCACAGAGTAATTTCTCTAATCAGACTAAACGTATATCGCTGAGAGGAGGTAGGTTTAGAAAAATAGTTGGGGGTAAAGAGGTAAGTACGGCTGAATCCTATATTATGAATATCATAATTGTCAAGATGGCACATACGCCATCAAGAGTGTATTATGAAGATTCGTACGAAGAGGGGAAAAAGGTGAGTCCAATATGTTGGTCTAATAATTCCAATAAGCCAGATGTAGAAGTTAGAAAGCCTCAATCAGAATCTTGTTATACGTGTCCTAATAGTGTGCGAGGTTCTGGTCATGGAGGTGTAGGGACTTCTTGTAGAATATCTTGGAGGGTAGCTTTAGTTTTAGCTAACGATCCAAGTGGAGATATTTTAGAATTAGTCCTTCCTTCTAACTCTTGTTTTGGAAAAGAAGAAAAAGGTAAGTGGCCTTTTAAACCATACATTCAGATGCTTGCAGACAACAATGTAAGTGCAGGTAGAATTGTTACTAAGATGCAATTTGATGCTAACTCTCAAAAACCTAGAGCTTTGTTTTCTCCTGTAGATGCAGTAGAAGACTATGATATAGATACTGTAAAGACTCAAGGTGATAATCAAGCTGCACACAATGCGATAAAACTTACTGTATATCAACCTGATATTATGGCTAAAAAAGAAGCAGTTAAGTTTGAGTCGTTTGATGCCACTAAAGAAAACAAAGTAACACCTAAATCAAAAGAAGAGTCTGAGAAGGCTCAAAAAATAGTAGATAAATGGAGGAATAAATAATGCCAAGACCATTAAGTGAAAGATTTGTATTAGGTTTAGATAGAGCTGATGAATCTAAAGATGGAATTAAGCTAGCTAGACTTTGTATTAAATCAAATTTAGCAGTTAAATATGTAGCTGAAGGATTAGATGTATCTCGTATGACTTTGCATACGTGGTTTAGAGGTGGAGATATAAGGCAAAAAAATATTTTAAAGGTGAAAAAATTTATAAATATTATAGAGGAAGGATTAGCAGATGGAGTATTACCTGCTGAGAATTTAGCTAGTGCAAAAGTATTTGTAGAATCTGAAGTTAGACCTGTCTTATGAGTATAGAATTCTATAGAAACCTATTACCTACATCAGGTACGTACTGTGTCGCCATCTTACCTTCAGGAGATAACGCTCATATGCGCCATGTCTTTGTAGATACTATAGAAGAGTTAGTTGATACCATAGAAGCTAAGAAAGCAACTAACCATGTATTTATTGGTATGGCTAGCTTTGATGGACATAGTAGAAAAAACTCTAAGTACCTTAAGTCTTTCTTTGTAGATTTGGACGTAGGCGTAACTAAAGACTTTGATAGTAAAGAGGATGCTTTAGAATCTTTAAGTAAGTTTGTTAACTTACAAAAACTACCGCCGCCAGTTACCGTAGATAGTGGTAACGGTATCCATGCTTATTGGATGCTTGACCAAGATGTTCCAGTGCAAGAGTGGAAACTTTATGCAGAAAAATTTAAACAACTATGTTTAAGTAATGGACTTGGGATTGATCCTGCGGTCACGGCAGATAAAGCTCGAATACTTAGATGCCCAGATACATTAAACTTTAAGTCTAATCCTCCAACTCCTACTAAAATACTTGACCAAATTACTCAAGTATATCAATTTAGTATGTTCAAAGAGTTTTTAGGTGAAGCAATCATGCCTTTAGAAGAGATAGTAAAAACTAAACTATCAGAGGTATCTAGAAAACTTAATGGTGTGGATAACTTTTCTTCTAAGTTTGATACGTTAGCTACTAAAAGTTTAGATGAGGAATCAACTGAGGGTTGTCTACAGATAAGGCACATCATTAGGAATAGAACATCTTTACCAGAACCTTTGTGGTACGCAGGATTATCAATAGCTCAACATTGTATAGATAGAGACACAGCAATACATGCATTATCTAAAGATTATCCAGGGTACACTAAAGATGGCACTGAAAGAAAAGCTAATCAAACTCAAGATAAACCACAGTCATGTACTGTTTTTGACAATCTTAATCCTGGTATATGCGAGCAGTGTCCACATCAAGGAAAAATTACAAACCCTTTAGTATTAGGTAAAGTATTTGTACCCGCCCCCACTACTAGAAATCCTATAGTTACTAGAACAGAAGTATTACCTAACGGAGTACCTTCGGTAACTACCAGTCTACAAGGACTCCCCTCGGAGATAGAACGAGAGGGATTTTATAGAGGTCAGAGTGGTGGTATATACTTTAAGCCTGCACCAGTCTATGACGAGAATGGGCAGTTAGTAGAACAGAAAACACAAGTTGTTTCTACTTATGATTTTTATTCTTTAAAGAGAGTTATTAGTTCACATGAAGGTAACTGTATGCTAATGAAGATGGACTCTCCTCATGATGAACCTGCAGAATTTTATATACCGTTTAGTATAATATATGATGGTAACGAATTGAGAAAGTTAGTATCAAAGAACGGGGTGCTATTCAACCCTAAAAACAATCAATGGAAACTTATTATGGACTATTTAGTAGCATGGGGTACTTATCTACAAGCCGATAAAGCTGCATCAAGAATGAGAACACAGATGGGGTGGACGCCTAACGAAGACGCTTTTGTTATAGGAGAGATAGAAATAAAAAGAAATGGACAAGAAGTAAGTAGTCCTACATCTGCATTGTGCCATAACATATCACGACATTTAGAAAGAAATGGTTCTTATGATATATGGAAAGAGGTTACTACTAAACTTAATCAACCAGGTTTTGAGGTACATGCCTTTGTTATGTTAGCAGGGTTTGGTTCTGCTCTTATGCCCTACACATCTACTTCAGGGGTAAGTATATCTCTAACAGGAGATACAGGTGCAGGTAAGACAGGTGCTTTGTATTCAGCTTTAAGTATATGGGGTCACCCTAAACATTTATCCGTGTTAGAAACTACTAATAACGCACTAACAGGAAGGTTTCTAGCTTTGCACAATATACCGTTTGGTCTTGATGAGGTAGGTAATATGGATGGGACAGTGTTATCTCAGACTATTCATAAAATATCTCAAGGTAAAGCCAAGCTTCGTATGCAAGCATCAATCAATGCTGAGAGAGAACACGAAGACAATGCGTCACTCATTGGTATGTTTACTACTAATCACTCTTTGATAGATAAGCTAACTATTACTAAGAAAGATCCGAATGGTGAGATAGCAAGACTTATTGAGTTTTACTTACATAAACCTAAAATACTTGTAGATAACCCTACCGAGGGGCGTAATATGTTTAACCCCCTATTAACTAATCACGGATGGGCAGGCCCAGAGTTTATTAAGGCACTACTTAAGTATGAAAGAAGCGAGATAGATAAGAAGCTAAACTACTGGGTAACTAAATTTAAAACAGACTTTGGTGATGATACTGCATACAGATTCTATGAGAACTTAGTTTCGGTAGCTATGGTATCAGGAGAGATAGCGCACCAAGCTAACATCGTAAGTATAGATATAGATAGAGTGTTTACAAAAGTAGTAGGTGAGATGATAGACATCAGAGATAATGCAGATCACAATACCGATAGAAACTATCAATCTTTAATTGGAGAATTTGTATCTAAGAACAACAACTCTATACTAGAAATACATGAGAACAAGGTTATTGTAGAACCTAGGAATCAACTTCTTATTAGACTTGATACGGATAAAAAAGAACTGTGTATTGTTAAGTCTACGTTTAGAAAATGGTTAATAGAGGAGGAACGTATATCTCCTAAACAGTTTATATACCAATTAAAACAAAACGGTATAGATATTACAGAAAAACGTAAGAAGATGGCATCAGGATGGAAGCCGGGTTTAGATGAGTTTAATCTTAATGCTTATATTATAAATACCGACACTCTACCAAAGGATGTTATAAAGGAAATAGACCCTGAACTTGTATGAGGAAGTGGAATGGATTTTCCCCTTTGATGGTATGCAGATAGGGGAGAGTTTTTTTGTGCCTACTCTCAAGACATCCCATATGATATATGCTATAGAGTCAGGTGCTAAGAGGGCTAAAGTAAAAGTTAAGACATATGCTACGTCAAAAGATAATCATCTAGGTGTTAGAGCTTGGAGAATAGGTTAGTTTCCTTTTTCAAATAAATCAGTCATATCAAATCCAGGAAAGAACTCTCCTGTTTCTATGTTATAAAAAGGATTAGTCCCATAAATACTTACTCTTAAATCGTGTATGGTGTGAAGAGCGTCAACTTCTTGTTGTTCTAAATCTTTTAGTAATAATCTTTTAAATTCATCTGTCATTAGTCTACCGTCATAAAGAGCGGTTGCAGGCTGGTCATAAATATTTTGACGGGCTTTTCTTATTATAGAAAGTTTTTCTTGTATTGTATTTATTTGTTTACTTGCATCATAAAGCTTTTGGTTATTACCTTCATTAAGAAAGTCCTGAGCTTTAGTTAAATCATCAGGGTTAGGAGATTTATTTAAAACATTAAATACAGCAGTAACTTGCGATACCCTATTTTTTAGTTCATAAAAATTAGCCATAAATCTATTATCTCTATCTTTTGAGTAGAAGTTAGTCATACCAGGAAAAGAAGCTATTTGATCTCTTGTAGTCTTGGCAGGTTTATTTTTTCTATAAGGATTAGTATCAGCTTCTAGAAAGTATGACTCGGTTAACATGGTTGCTAAACCTCCAGCGTACCCAAAATATTGTCTAAGGTAGTAGTCCACTATTATAGGAGAGGTATTAATAATTGCACCTATCTTTTTAGATGCTTCAGTAGAGGTTGGAAGTACTTGCAGTTCAGGTGGTAGATTTTCCATTCTCGTAGGTATAATTGGTCTTCCTGATCTACTATCCTCGTTGTAATATACATCTACCATAGGACGTATAGCCTGAGGTATTAAGTTTAATGTTATTATCTCTCTTGCATTTCTCTTAATGCTAGTCCAAAATTTAGCAGCGTCTTGATTTTCTGCAATTATAGTTTGGTATACTTGTTCAGGTATTACTTTTGCTACATAAGTATTAAAATCTGGACGTAGAGTAAGATGAAAGCCATCGTCTCCTATAATAAATTTTCTATCTCTAATCTTATTATCTAGTTGATTAAAGTTTCTCCTCATTTTTCTAAGGTACCTTTTAAGTTCTTCAGACACAGGTTGGTCAGAGAATTGTTCTATTATTTTATCTTCCTCATCATCCATCAATATGTTATACATCAAAGTCATACCCGCTACAGAAGACCAAGCAACTAAATAGTTTAATCGTGCTTCTTTTAGGGTTGAAGCAGTTACTCCTGAGTTTGGTTTAACAAGTCCTTGTAATATTTTACCTTGTACCGATAGTGCTTGTAATGCTGCTCCAAAGAATGGAATATATTGCCGTCCAAAAGTTATTAATCCATGATCGCCTGATTTTCTAAAGTTAATTATTTCAAAAGCTGTTTCAAGGGCTCTTTGATGACTCTTGTTTTCCATTAACGCTTGTTTATATACTGCTTGTCTTACAGAGTTATCAGAAGCCATAGCAATTCTATTTAAAAGACCTCCTATAGATAATCTTGTGTCACCTAATCTAAGTGCCCCTTCTTGAGTTATACCCGTAGGTATATTAGTTCCTGGAATACGACTAAGTCTTCTTATCACAGCATTATAAAATCCAGGAGCATTTATATCTGCATCAATATTGTTGTCGTTTTGTTTAAATGCATAACCCCCAGCGGCTGCATACCTTTTTAGTGTTTTATGAGTACTACTTATATTTAATATGGTCGCAGGGAACTCGTATAATACCCTTAGAGGAATCATTATTGCACCATATCTTAAATTTGAAGCAAATATAGCACTGTTCATATCTTGAACAAATGTTTGAGCTAATCCAAATACAGGGTTTAAAACAACAAAATCTCTTAAAACAGTAGCCGTATTTCGTCCAATCGTTTCTGCAAATCCTTGACCTAACTCCATAGCTTTTGCAGCCCCGTTAGTAGCTTTTGCATACATTATATTAGAGTATTCATACAGTTGTTTTCTTTGTTTACCATCAGGACCAATCTCACTCACTTCTACTGCATTATCTTCAAACCCTTTTGTTCTTTCCTCTGTAGGACGTACAATTAAATCTTCCTCTACTTGAACTTCTAAGGCCGTTCTTATTTTTTGAAGTGCTGTTTTATTTGCTATACCTTTAGTAATACCTGCTTGAACAAAAATATCCATGTTTAAAAATACATTATCTACTGGTTCAATAGAGCCTTTTCGAGGAACAAATATACCCCTTCCACTACTAGTTCCTTTTCTAACAGACCTAGGTATATTTGGTTGTCCTTCTCTGTAAAGAGGTACAAAGACATCTTCTCGAAGTTTATCTAAAGAGTCTTTAGTTACTCCCCCTACCAAAGTATATTCATCAAATTGTTCTTGATCTATTACTTCAGTATCTAATAAGAATTGAAGTACATTATTTTTTACTCCTATCCACGACTGTTGAATTTCTTTTATTTCTGGGTAGTCATCAAAACGTTCAATCATTTTATCTAGTTGAGCTTCTGTTTGATCTACATAAACATAACCTTGCATTACTTTTTCGGCTTCTGCTTTTTTGCCTTGCCTTACTAAAAGCCTAGCTTGTGCTTCAAGAACTTTATTATTTTCTATAATACGTTTAAATTGAAGAGCTGTAATAGCTTGAGAAATAAATTTTTCAGCGTCTGCTATATTATCTTTAGAAAGCGTTATACCTTTTTTAAAATTCTTTTTAGCAAACTTACGAACCATATTTTCTATACTACGTAGGTTATATGCGTCTCTTATTATTTCAAATTTTTCAATGGTTGGGTCAAAAATTATATTTCCTAGTTCTTTAAATGCCCCAGCTAATGTTTCTGCATGAACTGCTTGAGCTATACTTATTCTTGCTAAAGTATCTTCTATAAATTTCTGTGCTTCTTTAACAGACTTAGTTTTACTTATTCTTGTTATCTCATCTCGTAGTTTATTATAAAGACCTATGTCATATCCAAATACAGCATTTTGAAAACCACGAATTTTTGACATTGGTTTTTTCCATTCATTACTATTATAGAATGGGTCTGCAGGGTCATCAGTTTTCTGTCCTGCTTTCTTACGTTTGTCATTTAGTTTTTCTTTGTTAGTTTTAGCATCTTCTATTTCTTGCTTTAATTGTTTTCTAGTTTTACTACCTTGTTTTGCAAATAAAGGCATGCCTGCTTGAGCTACTTTCCGTAATTTAGGGGTCATAGTAAACCCTTCCTGCTCATTAGTCATGTCAGGTATAGTTAATTTTTTTTGTTTTACAACTAGATTTAGCATATTGTAACGATTGTAATCAACACTAGGTAGATTTGATCTTTCTTCTATAAAAGCTTTTTGCTTGTCAAGTAACATTGCCTGATTGTTAGAAGACTTTAGAAGTCTACTACGATCATCAGATGAAACATTAGCATCCACGCTCTCATCCACTCTATCAAATACTTCTCGTATTTGAGCATCAAGTTTATCAATTTGTTTAGTCAAAAATTCTCGTTTTTTTACTGTTGCATCCATCGGGGAAAACTCTAAAGCTAGTCTTTCAAAAGTAGCTTTTCTAGTTTCAGGATTTAACAGGTTAGTGTCAGTTGCTGCATCATTATAGTCTTGAGAAATTTTAGTTAAAATTACTCTAGTTGTAAAGTCATAGATATCTCTAAATGAGTCAAGAGAGTCATACATTTCATTTAACTTACTTACAAGTTCATTTGTTTTTTGAAACTTTATAAAAGATTCAGGGTTTGCAGGTGTATAGTCTATATTATCAAACTCTCTGATAGCTTTGCTGCCATCACCAACGTGTAACTCATATATCTCATTAAGCAAGTCAAGAGTTGTATCGTCTACTTTATAGATAGGTTTAAACCTTATTATTTCATTCTTTTGTCTAGAAGTATTTTCAAGACTGTTTAAAGTTTTACGTAGCACTGATGGTAGTATCTTACCGTAGTATTCTTCGGCAGCTAGGTCTGTTCTATTGTGAACGCTTACAGCTTGCATGGGATTTAGGAAAGCCACTTTATCTACATCATTTTCTGCAGCTAATCTAATAACTCTTTTTATAGCTAATTTAGTCCATAGTTGAGTGTCTTCTACATAAGCCAAGTCCCCGTACTTAGTTTTTCTATTAGAGGAGGTCTTGTTTTTTCTAAGACTTTCTGCCCAATCTGACTGTAACTCTTCTACAAATAATACTTTATTACCTGATTGGTCATATCTTATGTCTGCACGTATAGAAAGTATTACATTTTTTATAGCTTCAAAATGAGGAGATGTATAGATATTAGATTGAATTCCTCCCTTATTATCTAAAGATAATACAATTTCAAAGTATTCTTCAGGTACTCCTACATCATCTCTAGTTCTTTGCATATCTCTATATGTGCCTTCATCTCTTTCGTATGTAACTTCATTTATAAGCTCATCTACTCTCTGAGCTACTTCATTATCTACTTCATCTTGTAATTGACCGCGTATATCCTCTATTTCTGGATTATGAGTTTCATAAAGGTAATCACGAGCACTATCTTCTGCAGTATAATTATTTTCTTGTTTAACAATTCTTACATCAAACCCTTTATCTTGAGCCATTTTAAGGTATGCTAATGTGGGTTTATTATCATCAATAATAACTCCTTCATTAGTTTCTGAAGCTATCACATCAATAGGAGCGAGATTAAAATTTTCAGAACCAATTAAACTTTCATCTATAAATATTGCATAAGGTTCTTCGTTAAATTCTGGGTTTGTCTGTCGATGTTCTGAACCAAACACTCTATATACACCTGGTATAGTCTCATCAATAAAACCCGCCTGCTCTTCTATTTCTGCATACATATCCTCATATCGACCACTACTCATTATTTCCTCAGTTAATCTAGCAGTTTCTTCCTCTCTTATATTCTCTATTTCAGATTCAGACATTGCACCTTCAGGTATTACATCCACTACTAATACATCATATTGACCTAACCAAGATAGAATATCGTCTTTACTCAATCGACCTCTGTCATCTAATTCAAAGCCGTCAAGGTCTATAGGAGCGTTAGGTAAATTTGCAATTAAGGCTTCTCTTCTTCTTTGTAACATATTCATCCAATCAAGAATACCTGTAACATCTAACTGATTAACAAAGCCTTCTTTTCTAGCTCTTTTAGATAGATAATTTTTCCATTCTTGAACAGACATGGATTCTATTTTTTGTTTATTAATAGCTTTCTCTAAAGGACTGTAGAATACATTTCCTGCGGTCTCTAAGTCTTTACTTGCTAAAGCGGTTCTTGTAGAGGATGTTATATCAGGTTGAGCTAAAGATACTCTTACTGAATGCTGAACCATGTCTTGTATTTGAGCTGCAGTAATGTTATCTACATTCCAACCCATACCTAGTTTAGATAAGAAGTTCTTTATATACCCTACAATTCTACGGTAGACTGTATTGTTAGGAGCATCCTCTGCTATGTTTGCAATGACCTCTTGTATAAAGTCATCAGATGATTCAGCAAGTTCAGGGTAAGAGTCTTTAACATATATAAATGCGGCTTCAATTTCTGTATCAGATGTTTTTTTACTTCTTAAAGACTTAACTATACGATCATAGTTAGCCTTACCTAACATACCTACTAGCCCATAATGAGCTCCTATTTCATGCAATAGCATACGAGGCGCATCTTCTTTAGTAATTCTGTCAGCTATAAAGTAAGCTTTACCATCAAAGTAAATAGCTTTAACATTAGCAGGAAGAATATCTACATTAGGAATAATATTAGGTAAATCAGCAACAGTATCTACTATATTAAGAAGACCTCGTTTTACTCCTAAGTTTACGTTTTTTCCAAACTCTGATATAAACGAACTCATTACTGATTGTTTAGTTTCTCCAGTGTCAGATATAGTTTCATCTTTAGCAAATAGTTCTTGTTGTTCTGGAGTAGATTGTTTTTTCTCTTGTGCATCTTGCTTAAGAAGCTCATCTTCCATTTGTTGTAACTGCATAATGGGTTTACGGTAGGCTGGAGAAACTTTACCATCTTGGTTTCTTTGATTCTCAGCTCTTTCTATAGCTAATTGTTTTTGTTTCCTTACTTCAGTAAGTTTTTTTTCTGTGTCAGTAGGTTCTTTTGCAAATAGAGGTTTTTTAGTTTTTATATTACGGTATCTTTTTTTCTCATTACCATCTTTATCTAATTCTATAAATGACTCATAGCCTTCAGCATTAAGCTCTTCTTCAGTGGCTTCGTTTAAAGTATCTCCTAATAGTTTTTTCTTAGGTTTAGGTTTAATTTTAGGTTTAACTTCTGGTGTAGAAGCTGGTTTAGCTTGTTTAGCTTTAACTTCTAATTTTTCTAAATCTTTTTTAGTAGGGTTTAGTATTTGTTGTTCATTTAAAGGAGTTGTGATTTTTGTATTATTTCGTCCTTTACCAATTAACTCTAGTCCACTGGAACCTTCTTCTAAAACTCCTTCTAGAACTTCTACCTTTCCATTATTTATACGAGCTACTTTGGCTTTATTACCTTTTTTACCTTTAACTAAAGGATTTTTCTTTTCTATTTCTAATGTATTGTCGACTGCTCCTGTTGTATCAATAGTTCTTCCAGCACCTGACTTATCAGTGTCCATTGATCTTGTGTCAGATGTATTAATTCCGGTGGTAATGACAGATTTGGATTTGTTAGGTACTTTATCGCTAGCTCCAGTTCTTTGTCTTTTAGGGGTTGGTTGTTTCTCATCCTGTGCCTCCTTTTGAGCTTTTAATAATTTCTTTCTGTCTCTTTTAATTTTTCTTTTAAAGTTATCAACTGCTTTTTGATTACGTTTAACTTGAAGATTTTCATTATCAAGAATCTTTTCTATCATCTCCATGTTATCTAAGTCAGTTAGATCCTTACCTAGTAATTCTTTACCTGCATTAGTTTTAGGGTTTATACCTAAATCTTTTAACATCTCCTCATCAATAGTAGTTATTTTAGTTCTACCAATTTTTTTAGCAGATTTTTCTTCTTCCTCTGCTTTTATTATATTTTTTTCATCATTAAGTATATTGTTAATGGCTTGTTGTCTAGGATCTTTATTATCGTCTACTTCAGGTTCTAATTCAGGGTCTAAATCATCTTTTTTATCTTCCTTAATTTTTGAAGGTTGATAGTCTCTAATAGAACCTAAGAAAGATGTTGGTGCTGGCATAACAAACCCAGCTGCAGATGCATTAACATATTCTATAATAGCTTCTTTATCTGCTAAAGGTAATTTAGCGGCATATCTTTCTATGAATGATTGTATTACTTCAGTAATTGCTTCCCCAGGAGCAGCCATCATAAACTTTTTAGCAAATCTAAGTAGGAATTCTTGTGTAGGTTTAGCTAAAGCTTGTAATGGTTTTAAAAGTATGCGAGCCCCTATAAAATCTGCTGCGGCATGAGCTGCACTTAGTGATGCTAATCTACCTGTACTTAATTCTTTTATTATAGCTAATTGTTCAGCTGGGTTTTCCGTATCTTTAATAGCTTCATCTACTGCTCTACCTACAGTTTCACCTGCACCAAACTTAGCTGCCATTCCTGTAAGGGCTACATTTTTACCTACAGCTTTATTTACTTCGTTTCTTAAAATAGCATTCTTTTTAGGGTCAGCTAGTGCTTTTGTAACTTCTTTTGCTACAAATTCTTTAGCCGCATCCTTTCCTTCTTCTTTTGCAATTTTTTTAGCTTTATCTATTATGGTTTTTTTAACTATTTTTTTAGCAACTAAACCACCTAATAAACCCCCTACCGTACCACCTGGTCCAATTGCACTACCTGCTATAGCCCCTACTAATGCAACTGCTATTGTTTCTAAACCTATTCCTACTGCCTGCCCTAAATTATAAGGTAGCCAATCTGTTATAACTTCATATACTCCTTTATCCCAAGCATTAACAAAAGTATCAGTATCTTTAACCCCCCTTGCTTGAACAGCTTCATCAGATCTATTCATATATCCAAGACCAGACACTATCATGTCGTCGCTATCAAACAATTTACCTAAAAGAATTTTACCTGCTCCGTAAAGTCCTCCTAGTTGATTACCATATTGGTCAAAACCACGAAGCCCATCAGACTCATTTTCTAAGTTTCTTTGTTGTTGGGTTTGTTGGAAAGTATTACCTTGAAGATAGTTATCTATTTGTTCTTGAGTATAGCCTTCTTTTAATGCTCCTTCTACGTCAAAAGTTTTTTTTCTTTTTAGGTAAGTGTCTATTTGTTCTTGAGTATAGCCTTCTCTTAATGCTCCTTCTACGTCGAAAGTTTTTTGTATAGGTTCTGGTGAGGGTTGAGGTGTTGGAGTAGTAATAACTTCTTCAGTAACTTCTTCAGTAACTTCTTCAATAGGTTCAGGAGTTACTTCAATAGGTTTAACAGTAATATTATTTTGCTGTATATAAGCATCAATTTGTTCTTGAGTATAGCCCTCTTTTAAAGCTCCTTCTACGTCGAAAGCCATTGTAAATTACGAACCTTCAAATTCAGAGAGGTCTTTCTTAGGCTTTACTTTAGGCGTATTTTTAATTTTTGTTGACCTTGCAACACCTGTAGGTGTTGGTGCCAAATCTTTTAAAGATTTAATAAATTCTTCGTCTAATACACCACCCCCACCAGCAGCATATTGCATTTTAAATGTCTCAATTAATTCGTCTGTATATCCTTTAGAATCTGTTTTAAATTTTGTTATTAAAGCGTCAGATGAACCATATAGCTTGACCATAACTTCTAAAGCATTTTTCATAGCTCTATCTCTTCTATCAAATTCTGCTGAGCTTGAAGCTACACCAGTAGTAAGAAGTTTATTTAATTTATCTTGATGTATTTCAATAAGTTTAAGTTGTGTTCCTCTAATTTCTTTATTGTAAGCTTCAAAGCCTTGTATATCACCTAAAGCTTCAGCTCTCATTGCCTTATTTATAGCTCGGTCTTCTTTACGGTTTAGCTTTTCTTCTTTAAGAATCATATCATCATCTTTAACATATTGTTCAAAAGCTGGAGTAAGTCCTTGAGCTACGTTTGTAAAGGCATTTTGGTCTTGTCCACTAGCAATTCCTAGTCCTGCTCTTATCATAGCATCAGGCGTAAGACCTTCTCTTCTTTTAGCTATTAAATCTTTTTCTTCTTGTATAGCTGCTCTTTCATCATCATAATACTGACTACCTATACCAAAGGCTTCTTTCTTTTGATTCATAAAAGCTTTGTAGTCAGCAACATCAGGTTCTTTAGGCATGCCGTATGTGTTTGCTACTTCTTCATTAAAAGGAAAATAATTTCTTCCTCCAGCAATGTTTAAAACAGAGTTTGTAGCGCCTCCATTTGCATACCCTACGATACCCCCTCTTTCAAAGTTCTGAGGCATGTCTATAGGTAGGTTAGCTACGCCAGTCTCACTTATAGTTTCTGAAGTAGACATAACTTCTTCGGGTGGCATTTGAGGTCCCATGTTACTAGTCAGAGAACCTATTCCTGCTGGTGTTGAGAATTGGGCTACCATTTCTTCAGCTACAGTTTTTTGTGGTTGTTCAGCTTGAGACGCTTGATACTCTTTACGCATATCTTCTCTACGACCAACCTCTCCTAATGCTAAATAGGTAGGTACTTCCCCTGTGGGATTGTTTATATACCCAACTAATGCGTCGTCTGTTACACCTTTTAACCTATCCTGTACCTGAATAATATTCATATTTTACCCTAGCTTAATTTATTATAGAGACCTAGACCTGCTAGACCTAATCCACCAATTTGAGATGCCATACTTGGAGCTGGTGCATATTGTGTTTGTGTTGAACCTAATGCACCTGCAGTACCCTGCAGTATATTTGATTGATACTCTAACGCTGCTTTTCTTGCATTTTCTTCTTCTAAGAATCTTTGTTTGTTTGCATTTAAAAACTCTTGGTCTTGTGCTTGTTGTTCCGCTCCAGAAGCTGCTAAAGCCTGAATTCTTTGTAGGTCTGTTTGTTGATCGAGCGCACCTATCTGTCCTAGTTGACCACCTAGTGTACTTTGAGCTTGTAGTCCAGATAACCCTAACTGTCTATTTAAATCTGCGGTAAACTGATTGCCTACTTGATTTAATTGTTGTGACTGTAAGTCAGCTGCTTGATTTGCTTGTTGCATTTGTAAGTTACGAGCTTGGTCTTGTGTAAATGCTTGTTGTCCTTGTTCGTAAGCTTGTTGACTACCTGTTGCTTGTATTTGTCCTAACTGCATAGCTAAGTTTCTGTCTGCTTCTCCTTCCATTAAAGCTTGTCTACCACCACCAAAAGTACCTCGATTTATAGAGCCTAAACCTCTAGCTGCTTTGGCTATGTCAGCTTGTCTTCTAGCTTCAGCAGTTTGTACATCAACCACTTGTTGTTGATATGGGTTCATATAATTTGCTGCTATACCTGGGTCAGTAAATTTTTCAGTAGTTATAGTCTCATCTGTAATTGTTTCAGGAGTGTATTTCATTGCTTCGTCTATACCGCCCATTGCAGTATTAGCTCCTGTTAAACCTCTGTTTAATGCGCTAGTTCCACCAGCTATTTGAGAAGGATCAGTTAATCCTCTTGTTTGGTCTTGAGCAGCTGTTTGGTCAGTTCTAAACCCAGCAACTCTAGGTCCTTTATATACGGCTGAAGGCTTAACGCCTGTTACATTACCTGATGAGTCAGTAGTATATACTTCCTTAGCTACTTGCTTCATCTGTTCTTTATAGTATGGCTCTGCGTATTCAGGAAGATTAGATGAATAAGAAACAGATTCTTGTTTTGCTGGAGGTGGTGCGCTGCCACCTTTGCCTCCACCGTATTCAACTAAACCTGTTGCAGGGTTTATAGTTCCAGTACCCCCTACTGATTTAAGTAAGCCAGCTTCATAGTCATTAATATGAGCAAGTTGAGTATCACCCATACGACCTTCAGCAGCTATATCTTTATATAGTCGCTTAAGTAGCCACACTTTAATTCTTTTAGGTATCATCTTTAATAACATTTATATTACTCCACTGGTAATTCGTAAAATACAAGCTTTTTCTCGTATCCCTCATCTTGCCAAATCTTTTCCCACCCAGGTCTACCATATGATTCTATCGTAGTACAACCTGTATCTCTTGCAAACTTTTGTAACTGTTTTAAACCTATCTTGCCCCACGCTTTTATATTCTTACCACCTACAAAATGCATCAACAATGCTCTTTTTTGCGGATAGTCTGAGACTTCTGTTACCCAAAAAGCCTGAATATCATCATCGTCAAACGCAATCCACAACTGTTGGTTTTTAGTGAGAAGTCCTTCTAGCATATCTTTTGCAGTGAACCTACCATATGTATATTTGGCACATCCTTCTGCATACTTCTCTATTCTATCCCATACTACTGTTACGTGGTCTCTAGGGACCATTGATGTTTTTATCAAGCGGGCATATACCTTTCGGGGTTAATTTCTTTCCCTTGTTTTTCTGTCCCTGTTCGGGCTTGTCTTACTTCGTCCATCATAGCATATAAACGTTTAGACCCAGCATCTGATGAGCCATTACCTAAATGACTAACTACGTCAGCAGGTACAACAAACTCACCTTGTGATAAAGCAGCAGGTTGACTCCCGTCAATCTGGGCTGCAAGACTATCACTCATACCATCACCTGGTCCTTCTAACATACCACCTTGTGCATATCCTGGTGCATACTCTCGCTCTCCGCCATATCCTGTAGATCTAGATGGTCGCCCTCCTCCTACACCACCTATTCCTCCTGTATAATATTGTACAGGTAATGACCCACTCATGCTTGGACCTACACGTATTTTAGGTTTAGCATCTTCAATGACTTTAAGTCTAGCTGCTTCTGCTATAGCATTAGGTGATTGTCCTATAGCTCCTGAACCTACGTTCAAAGCACCCACGCCTCTACCTATATTAGAAGTTGAGTTATCAGCCCCTGCTATCTTTATATTATTAGAGGGTGCAGTAATTGGTGAAGGTGCAGTTGTAGGTCGAGCATAAGCTGTTCCTTGATTTCTAGCTAATGCATCTCTCATGCCTTGATCAGCTCTAGTTTCTACCGTACCGCCTTCTGCGTAATATCGTTTACCTTTAAATGTGTAACCTCCCCCAAAATTTGCATTGTAATTAGCTGCAGGCCCTGATTCAATAGCACCAACCGGCATCATACCTCGCCCCATTACAAATTCCATAGGAGGTGTTTTAGGCTTCGCGTCTTCAATTGCTTTAAGTCTAGCTGCTTCAGCTATAGCATTAGGGGATAGTCCTATAGAGCCTGAACCTACGTTCAAAGAACCCATACCCCCTGTTAAATTCATATTTGAAGTATCACTACCTGCTACATTTATATTATTAGAGAGTGCAGTAGTTGGTGTAGGTGCAGATACAGAGGCAGGAGGTGTATAAGCTATTCCTTTATTTCTAGCTAATGCACCCGCCATTCCTTTCTTGGATCTAGATTCTACCGTACCGCCTTCTGCGTATGTTGGAATCATTCCACCTTCTTTTGCATATAATCTAAGTCCAGAATCTGAATCTATTACATCTTCAATACCTGAGTCTAATTCAGGATCTAAAAGGTTAAGTGTTGCATCAGGGTCATATGCCTCTGCTTCTTTCATTTGGTCGTAAGTAAATGTTTCTGGTTCAAAAGCTGAAGCTACTACAGGAAGTCCACCTAAACCTAATTTCATAGCCCCTGCACCCATGCTACCACCGCCTAATCTTTCTAATCCTGCTGAGAAACTTCTGTCAACATATCCGCCTGGTGTAGTATAGGCTACTTCCCCCGCAACTCCTTTAGATGGATCGTATCCTCCAGAAAATTTATCTGGTATTCCTGGTACTCTACTTGCACCTCCTGTAGTAGGATTAGGTACAGTTCCATAAGCTCCTGGTGCAAGAGATTTAGTCGGCAGTCTTGCTGAATTAAGCCCAACTGGGGTATTAGCTCCTACAGTATTAGAAGGAAAAGCGTTTGCTGAATTAAGTCCAACTGGGGTATTAGCTCCTATTGCATTTGACATTGAATTTAACATTGAAGCATTAGTAACAGGGTTTCCGAGATTAACTGCCTGAGCATTAGAAAACATGCCTATATTAGAACCAGCTGATCCCGCTGCTCTAGCAGCGTCTATATTAGTATAAGGACTCAGCATGGCTTCGTTTGATACTGCAGTTGTTGTTCCCGCTTTAATGGAAGCATCTACTCCTGCCGCTGGATTAAAAGCACCAAACAGTTCACCACCACTATAACCACCAAGACCGCCCATTACACCACTAGTAAGAATATCTCCACCTGATAACGCAGCAATACCTGCACCTGTCAAAGCACCTGCGGCTACTGCATTAGCAGTTGCGTTACCTAAAAATGCGCCTGCGCCTGGAGCAAAATACCCTGCGGCGATTGGTGCTACTGTTCTTAAGACGTTACCTAATGACATACTAAATTCCTATTTATTTAAGTTGTATAATACCACGTAATATGCTACGTATAAACCGTTTTATACGGCTTCGGCTCCTGATATGGTGACACTTAAGTTAGTCCCATTTGACAAAACTTGTATAGTATCTCCGGGGTCTGTTATCTGTAGTCCTGACCAATGTAAATACTCTTGTTTAGCTATTGAATACTCATCAATAATGACATTACCAAAACTTGCAACGCCCCCTGCTTGAACAATATGAATACTAATAAGTCCAGCAGCACCTGATGCACCACTATGATTAGTTACCATAATATCTTTTATATAAGCTCTTGTATTAGCAGGAGTCTCATATACGATAGCCATCGTAGCAGTTACATTTGACCTTGCTAGTTTCTTACCTGTTAAATCTTGAAATTCTCCTGACATTATATCCCCAGCCAATGCATTGTATTATTAGTGTGTAAGTTAGTTATCTCATCTAAGTGTGCTTTATCTAGTTGAGTAAAATACAATCTTAGTTGATTCTGTAGTTGGTTCTGTTGGTCTTCACTATATTCTATTTTAGGAAGTGCCAAGTTAGGTGCTTTAGGTTGTACAACGTGTGCCATATTATCCCCTTAGTCCATCTGGTTTAGCATCTACTCTTGTATCACCGAGTTGCCATTGTGTACCTACCGTATCTGATGATATTTTAAAATTCATTTGTCGTCCTCGTGCTCTTATAAATACTTGATTCGTATATTGGTCTATCGTCGCTGCTGTTGTAGTAACACCTCTAGTTAATGTTGCTCCCGCTACATCAGTTGTTTGCGTTGCTGCT